AACTGTAGCATCTGTCATATTAACCTCGATAATTTAATTTGATATAATATTTATATATCTCTTCCCAATTTTTAACAACTTTAGCGGGACCAGTGTAGTCCATATTGTGCGCGTGTTCCATCAAAAGTCCTTTGAGACCACATGCTATACCGACATCAACATTTTGCTTTTTGTCTTCTACCCAAATATGATCAGAATAACGAGAACCGTACAATGATAGTACCTCGTCCTTATCAGCACCACAATCAAGAAACACAACTTCCTTAAATGTATTCGGTCCGAAAATCTTAGATAGATTTCTCTCTCGCAACTTCTGAGCGTGAGGATCTAATGACAAACTGGTAATTGCAATAAACTGATACTGGTATTTTTCGTGCAGCATTTTAATGTAGTACTGTGCATCACGAAGAGGAGGCAAGAATCCTACCGCTGCCGATTCATTAAACGTCCTTATGAGAGACTTTGCTTTTGGAAATTCCACATTGTATTGTATTGCTACACTGTAATTGTCCTTGTCTACCAATTCGTGTCCATGTACGGACATCCAAGTGTGAAAGCCAAACTCCCAGTCTAGACAAACTCCATCTACGTCCGTCAATATTATTTTTTCTTTTCCGTTCTTCATCATACGCATTTTCTATATTTTTCCTGTAATTTTGCAACTCTTGTCGCTGTCTGCTACTGGGCATCACATGTAGCCTCTAATATCTTACACTCAATGTCCCAATTGATTTTTTTCATGGTTCTTGGTGAAGTGTTTTTAGCCTTAACAAAAGTCATGCCTAGATTGTTTTTAATGTAATTTTTTGACATTGGATACTGTGAAGACCATGCTTCTTTTTCCCATGGAAGTTTAGAGTACGCGACATCAGAATAATCTACACCCATCCAGTAGGACTTGTAAGACTTGTTTACCAGTTCACGATTGCTATATTGTTTTACGTGTACCAATTCATGTGCTAAAAAAGACAAGTAATCAAACAAAGTACCTCGGTTGTGCAACTCGACATGAAATTGATCCCTGTCTTCATGAGTACAGTAACCAGCAGCATTTTCTATTAGAGTATTTCGAATGGTAATATCTATGTTTAGAGTTCTTTTGCGCGGTAGTAATTGCTTAATAAAAACACGGGCCGCTTCATCAGTGACTCGTTGCTGTGTTTTAGTACCGCCTTTGATATAGATATTAATCATCGTCAACCTCACCAAAATAGGTAGTACCAATTTGCAAGAAACGCTTGCCTTCTATTTTGAGAATGCGATATTTACCAGATGAACCTACCTCACATGGAGCATTTCTATCAAAAACCTTTTCTTCAATAACATTACGCGCAAGCATATCAAAAGATATGAGTTTATCACTTCGCAAAATATTGCTCAATGTAGTAGATTTGAAGTTAACAATCTTGCGATTGGTATCAAATCTTTCCAAGATAGATTTGGCATTTGCCAATTCATGACGATCCATACCATTTGACATTTCCCAATTCGAAAGGCGCGAACCAGTCAGAGAGGTTGTAGCACGAGCACTAAAAGAATCAAACATTATATTTCCTCACACCAGATTCAATTTGATCAGAATAACCTTGCATATAAAGGGCAATATCACCTTTGCTCATATGCAGTTGTTCAACGATGGCGGAAGTGTAAGTCTCACCTACAAAATAGTGAGGAATCGGATCGCGACCATAGTAACCATCTGCTGAACCACGATCATAAGGACCACCGTGACGCTTGTTTATTTTTTTCATCATTACATACTCCAATAAGTTTCAGAAGAAGGATTACAACACCAAGGTGTGTCATGATCTATTTCAACATCTTTGCCTGTCATCAAATTCTTAACAGTTCTTTTAGCGGGACACCATTCGTATCTCCAACCTTGATCTGGCGAATACATATCAAAGTACGCAGCAACAATACCACGCATTTGATTATCATCCTTTGCCATTATTGACATTGTAGTGAACAAGCGGTCACCCGTTTTTGTACGGTGATCAGCTTTGAAAACTTGTAAAGTGTATTCGACCATGTTAATCCTCTGTGTTTTTCAGTTTATACAAGTATTATACACTAGTTTTTTGAAAAAGTCAAGCATTATTTGAAATTTCTTTTACTAATGAAATCAATGACTTACGGTTTGTGTGCATTTTTGCTCTTTTCATCAGTTTATGCGAACATAATAACATGGTTTTTCTGAAAAGTCAAGCATTATTTGAAATTTCTTTTGTCAATGAGATCAATGACTTATAGGTGTTATTGTTTATATAAATAGTGTATAAAAACAAAGGAGTTACAAAAATGGCGTATACTTATGTCCCTAAGAGTGAAAAAGAGCTTAGGACGAAAACACTACATAGGCAATACTTCGATGGCATTGTGGCCTTGATGGAATACTTTGCCAAAACGAATCCATCGGTAAACGATCCGATCGTATTACACGATTCCGAGGCAGGTGATATAAAAGTAACCCGAAGACTCTCAGGGCTTGACCTAAAAAAGATTAAAAAAGAGATAGGAGCACCGTCACTTAAACTTTCTTGGGGTGAAGGCAGCAGAAAGGTTGGAGGAACTACTGCCACCGTAAATAAAGGAATAAAGTTTGAAGTTGATCTTGTAAGAGATATTAATCTCTACATAAAAGGCGAACCTATTAGAGATACAAAAAACGATAAGTTCATTAAAGAGTTTGTTGCTTACTATAAATTAACCTATCTAGACAAAGTTCTTCCTATGGGCGAATTAAACCAAAAGAGACCTCTACAGTTTATGGGTAATGAGGTGTTCATTGGAGGCAGAGATTTTAACATAGGTGCCACAGTAACAGACGTAACAGTAGAGGGAGCAACAAAAGCTGGAGGAAGAAGTCTTAAAGGAAAAACTATTTACCTTTCATTGAAATTTGGTCCAACAGTGACATTTGCTAACCCAGGTATTTCTACACTATTTCCAGAAAGAGAATTTAAGACTGGGAAATTTACTGGTACTAAGGGTAAAGCTCTTTTGAAAATGCTAGGACTTGATGAAGCTAAATTTATAAAAACATTCAATGCTTATGCTAACAATACTTCTATGAATAAGTTTAAAGAAGATGTTACACAAAAGATGGATCAAGCATCCTTTCAAAACTTCTTAAAGAGTGGTATAGGATATGGTTATCATATGGTACATCTTTTAGGTCAGAACATCAAAGATAACGAAATGACCAAAGATTATTTAACAAAAGCAACAAAGGTAACTAGGGCTATTGCTTATTATGGTGGAGTGAGCGGAGGAGGTACCGGTCCTGTGACCGCCAAAAGAATTGATATTATCATAACCACTCCTGTATACACATTTAAAATTAATCTTAGAAGTAAGTCAGCCGGTAAAGTGTATCCTACTCACTTGATGATTGATTATTCTTATGTCTAAATCCTATTTTATTTTCAATACTACCACTGGATATTATCTAGTAGAGTCCAAAGACGTAGACAAGATTCCTAAACCAAGAGAATTGATTAGGAGAGCTTCTGCGGTTGAAGTATTGCGTGAATTCGCTGCAAAACAAGGCATTGTATTTTCTGTTGATAAAGCAAGAGCTAGAACCAAACACACTGAAGAAACCAAAAGAAAAATTGGTGAGGGAGTCAAAGAGGCACACCCTCACAAAGATGGTTTAACAGAAGAACATAAAAAGAAAATCAGCAAGAACCACACAGGAAAATATCGAGGTGAAGATAATAACATGTATGGGCGTAAACAAAAACTGACAACTAAACTAAAAATGTCACAGAAAAGAAGACAAAGGGTGCCTTACAAATATATATGTGGACCTAATGGTAAAGTAACCTCTATTCCACACACCGACCCTGTGCCTGACGGTTATCAGTTAGGCACAAAGTACGACCCTTATCGAATTATCGAATAAAATACTCAAAGCTATTCGATTCTTCATTATCACTTATCAATTTAGCTCCATGCTTTAAATGAAATTTAGTAGCCGCAGGAGTTTTAGGTGACATTGTTACTATTCGTGGCCAAAGACTGATATTGATAGTAGAATAACTTTCTTTAACACTAGCAATAAACTGTCTAAGAAGTTCTGAACCCATGCCAGGAGCATATGACCACAACGTATAAGGTGTTATGAAAAAATTAGTCTTATCAATTGGACTAATATTATAATTAAGAAGATCGGCTCCAGTTCCCTTTTGCAATTGTTCTTCATTAACAGGTGCAGCGTAACCATAAGACACACACATTATTGCTAGTATCTTTTCACCTTCTTTCAAAGCAAATGTTTTTTTACCTGGACCCACTCTGTCGTAAACCGAGATATTTGGTCGCACAACATCGTCTTTAATATAAGGTTGAAGTTCTTGCATTGATAGTGTTATCACTTCTTTTTTAACAGTATTAATCATAATAAATTTACCAATTATACTAGTTGCAATTTCTTAGTAGTTTTAGACTTTTTCTTAGTTTCGGGTTTGTTATATTCAGTGATACCTAATCCAGGTAACAATGATTCCAATTCAGGATACAGTTCAAGCAACGTACCATCTTTGACTGCTGTTAGAATTTTAGCCTCTTTGTGATGCACTGACTCTAAAATGTTTACCCATTGTGCTTCACGTTTCACTGTGGACAATTTGCTCATATTACTATTCGGAATAATAAATCCTTTTATTCTACGCCATTCTAGTTGCAAAGAAGTCTGCCCCATGCCATCTGGAATGTCTTCTTGTAGTTTAGTAATATCGGGCATACCTTCAGGCAGATTCCAATCCGGTTTTTCAGCACCGACACCGAGACGAACAATAGGTACGAGTGCTTGATTTGTTGCTGCCCATTCTTTCAATCTTTTAATTTGTTCAGGTACAGTGGGCGCTTTAAATACCCATGTAAACCCTTCATCAGTTTGTCTAAATTTTATCACCATTGTTCTCTCCAATAATTAAAAATCACCAATAACATCCATCATTCCTTTCATTTTGTTTTTAATAAAATAATTTAAAAGTTGACTTCTGTCACCGTTTTGTTGTTTTACATAACTATGTATAATAGCATCTTTAATGTCTTGAGGAGTTTTGGTTAGATCAACCAGCATTTGATTGCGATTATATCCATGAGACATGTCTGATGTTATCCATTCGGAAGGTGATTTTGATTTCCATTCTTCCAACAAATTCTTACGAATCGGTTTTTGACGAATGTTATTCACGAACGAATCATCAGGTGATAACATATTAGGTATGCCATCTCCCTTATCACCTGTGATAATGTGTTCCATGAGAACACGGGAAGCAGATTCTTTTATCTTAATCCACTTTTTAAATGCAGGTGAATATTGTTTTACATTAGACCATTTTTGCAACTGATTAAAATCATGGTCGCCACTGATAATCAAAAAAGGCACTGATGATGAGTCCTCAAACATATTATCAGATTCACCCATTGTCTGACTATACTCAGCAAGTGTACCAATAACATCATCCGCTTCAGCACCGTCTACATCAATAACCGGATAAGGAAAATACTCTTCTAATTCACTTTTAATAATAGATAGAGAATTGAATATGGTACTCCAATCAAATTTTGATTCTTCTCTCTCTTTTTTGCGACTTGCTTTGTAGTATGGAAAAACTGTGCGTCTCCAATAATGCCTGTTGTCACATGCAATAACGAGTTCACCAAATTCAGCACCAAATTTTGTGCGATATGAGCGTATGGTATTAATGATCATGTGTCGCAACAGAGGCAAGTCTACTTCAATGTCAGTGTTAGAACCAAATCCAACATTGCTCATAAAAGTAGCAATAGCTACCTGATTAAAGTCTATAATTATAATACCCTTATTCATTTTATTACCCTCAATAAAATCATTGAAGGTTGTACCCGAGTCTTGACTGGATATTTTTTACTTCGTATTTTATCTGCAAGTGTATGTAAACCATTTTTACGACAGTCTACCAATTGTTTAACTATATCTGCTGCACGGACTGTTTTTTCGTAGGATTTACTAGTTGAATAATTGTCTATGGCTGTACCCTTTACTCCTAAAGTATTTGCATACTCTGAAGCGTACACACCAATGCGTTTACGATTGACATCATATACCCACACTTCACTAGCACCTATAATCTCAACAGGATTAATTGAAGTCAGATTCAACTCCACATCTTGTTTAGTATATTTTAACTTACTCACAAGTTTGTTTTTATCAACAGGCTTTTTTCGTTTAATTCGTACAATTTTTTTAACCTGTTTAGTTTCAGAAAGCCCAATCACAATGCCATCGAAAAAGGCAAGTAAATGTTTCAGAGTAGACTTTTTAACATGAGAATAACCTTCAATTAAGTCTGTATCTGTTCCTTCTGCCAATTCTTTAAATTCTATAGCAAACCTGTCTACAATTTCAACTGCCTTATTTATTTCAGCAGCATTTAAATTATATGATAATACAAAATCTTTATAATTTGTAATCTGTGTACCACCAATAATCTTTTCTATACTATCATCAATGGCAATAGCAAATTTATTAAGATTCTCACGAATGTTTACAACTTTAGGTGCCTCTTCTTTTTCTTCAATACACAAAGACGCCTGTTTTAGCCAAACAAGTTTTTGTTTTTTCATAAAGTTTAAAACGGATTCAGGAAGCCAACCCAGTTTATTCCAACAGAAAAAATATTTAGACATACTATAGAATGCAGACTCTGGAAGAACAGAGATAGAAGTTATATCTTGTTTGTCCCAGTTTTCTTTCATCCACTTTTTAAGTGGGGCAATACCTGCTTTGTCTTGTATCTCATAATGAACAAAATACAGGCAGTGTTGTAGTGCAGTGTCTCGCTCTGAATCGTCAGTCAGAATTTTGTATTCTGCCCATTTGGGTTCTGGCAATACGTATGTACTGCGTGATCTTTTAACTATAGCCATTTAAGGACTCCTTTAGTGTTTACTTATATAGTATAACAAAGAAATACCTATTTGTCAAGCTCTTTTAGAAAGTTTTCAACACTGATTTCATTGGGAATTTCAGGAATATCTAATGAATTAACACCTATAACCCTGCGAATAGGGTATTTTTTGGATAGATAGATGAGGTTGTTAATCCACAGACTCCAGTTTGAAGGGGGAACATGAGGTCCATACACTCTACCTTGTTGACAATCAAATCCCAACAGGTCTATTTGAGTGGCGCCCAAACTAATAGCTAACCCTATAGCAGCATTGCCACTACTGTTATTTTGCATAAATTCGGGAGAGTGCCAGTTTTTCTTAGGTTTCAATCCTGTTTCAACCAAACTTAAATGCCTATAATACACAATACCAGGATACTCACTATTGTGTATTTCTTTTAACATCTTAATATCAACTGCACACAAATAATGTGGGCAATACTCAAGATATAATTCATTACATCCTATCAATATACCGGATATCTTATCTAAAGGAATAGGGGTCCTAGAGACCCCGTTTCCTATCACCGTTACTTTCATACAAAAGATTTGATAGAATCAATCCTTACTGAGCGCCATGCTTGCTTGTCTGTATCAAATACGACTAGATTTGATGCAGGTATAGCGCGTTTGCCTTCAGTGGCAGGGACAACACTTTCTAGTAGTGTTGCATTCATCACACGTTCAGTACCATCTACCTTAGTAAAGGTAATTGTGCGAGTACCTGTACGCAATTGCTGAATATATTGATCTTTAATCATATCACTCTCCATTATAAAATAATACCACTTGTCATTTTACGGTATGCTTTCTCTACATCATCATTTGTTGGTGTTATAAACACAACACCTGAAGCAAAGAATTCTACTTCAGCGGGATTTTCACGCCCACTAATAGCAATGCCTCTAGCAAAACCCATACCTTCTCCTGCATGAATAAGCATACGAGGATCTTTTAGTTTAATTCTGCTATCAGTTTGATCTGCTAACTTGCCAATAAACTCTCCCGCAGGAGTTACTACTGACACAACATCATTGATTTTCATAATATTTGTTTCCTTTTTTGATTGTTACTCATTGTATATGATATTTTCAAATAAGTCAAGCTGTTCTTCATCAATACTGGTTAATTTTTTAGGTGTCCAAGTAATAGGAACAAAACTAGAAAGTGGTTCCTTGTTTAATCTTATATTTAACATAGAGTTTAAACAATTTGGATCATGCCGCTGTTGCCATTGCAGTAAAAACTCTTGCATCTTAGCATGAGATTTTTTCTCATAAATTGCAATAGTTTCTTTTTTAAGTTCACCTTCAAACTCTTTAACATAGGCAGAGCTTCCATAATATTTTTCATATAACTTTTCAGTTTTACCAGAGTAACCGATATAATATAAACCAGACGGAAAATATGTACAATATACTCTATGAATTGGTTTTATTTTCGGTTTTTTCTTCTTTACTACTATCATTAAGTACATCCTCATTATTAGATGTACTATTTATGACTTTATTTTTACTGAATATCAGATCCCAGTTGTCGCTAAACTTTTGTTTATCTACTTTGCGTTGGGCGCTGCCTTTACCGCCCGACCACTGACCCTGTACCATTTCTAGTCGTATCCTCTTTCAAATTGCAATTGATCATCCAATTCATCACCCTCTTCAGAAAATTCAAAATCAAATTCTACACCACAAAAAGTACAATAGTAAGGATCGTCTGAACTATTTTCTTCATCATAGGTGATCATAAAATCTGAACCACAATTATTGCAATAATGATCTATTGTTTTTTTACTTGACATACATTTACTCCTGCTTTGAATAAAAATTCTTTACCGCTTCCCTTTGAAGCCTCGTAATCATTTATATAGTACACTTCTTTTATGCCTGATTGATATATTAATTTAGCACATTCGATACAAGGAAAATGAGTGACATATAGTGTCGCACCGTCACTTGATTCCGTTGACCTACATAACTTCATAAGAGCATTAGCTTCTGCGTGTAATACTTCTGGTTTAGTCTTACCATCTTCCTCACATTCATTAGACCATCCAGAGGGTGTGCCATTATATCCTATAGACAAAATGCGATTGTCTTTAGTAATGACACACCCAACTTTCAGTTTATTGGCAGTAGAAAGATTTGCTGTCATATTTGCAATATCTGCATAATACAATTGCCACTTCATGCTGCCCAAATATCACCCCACTCACCAGTCAATGCACCGCGAGCATAATCAGTACTTTTATTTTCAAAAAAGTTTGTATGCGTAGGTGCATTTATCATAGATTCTACCCACAGAAGTGGATTCTTTTTAACTTTAAAAATACCTTTAAGCCCCAAAGAAATCAACCGCCTGTCGCAAATATATCTAATGTAAGTTTTAACTTCTTCAGGAGTTAATCCTTCCATTGGTCCTATTGCAAATGCTAGATCAATAAATTTATCTTCTAGCTCAACCATCTTCTCAGCAATAGTATATATCTTTCCTTTGAGATCATCGTTCCAGATACCAATATTTTCATTAATATATTCACGGAACAGTTTGATCATATTCTCTGCGTGTAGTGTCTCGTCAACAATACTCCAGGTAATGATTTGTCCCATGCCTTTCATTTTACCGTGACGAGGAAAATTCAACAGCATAATAAAGGAACTGAACAATTGCATACCTTCAGTGAAAGCAGAAAACGCAGCAATATTTGTTGCTACTGATTCAACTGTTCCATTTGAATTTGACATGTCAATAAAATATTCATGCTTATCTTTCATAGCTTCATATTCTAG